TACCCAGCCAGTTGTTATACCGACCGTATCCATTTCAGTAGTAAGAGCAAGCCAGATGACACGGACGTCTCTTTATTAAAAGTTGATTTAGGATCATGTGAGCCTATCGACGCCGCCCCTAAAAAACCCTTTTTTAAACGACTATTCGCAAAGGAAGAATCCGACATGAAACAAGAAGAATTAGCCACCGCATTAAAAGATGCACTCGGCACACCGCTTAGTGAGTTTGGCCAAAAGCTAGATGGGCTTGCCACAAAGCTTGATTCGTTTTCAACCACAAAAGCTGAAGGCGAAGAACACACTCCGTCAGCTGATGATGAAAACACTGAATTAGCTCAAGTTAAAGAAGAGCTACTAAAAACAAAAACAGCATTAGGTGAACTTAACGACAAGTTCACCAAAGCGTTAAAAGCACCTGCGGGTGACACAACCGACGCCGACGACGAACCCGAAGGCGAAGAAGGCAAATACAGTAATTTGCTGTAAGTGCATCACCTTAACATTACTTAGTAACACGCAGGAAAGCAGATGAAGACGAGAACCAAAGAATTATTTGTCGCCATTATGGCTGGCATGGCCGTTAATTACGGCGTTACCTCAATGAGTGAGCAATTCAACGTTGAGCCTACAACCGAGCAGCAATTATATGATGCGGTTTATGAGTCGGCCGAATTTTTACAGATGATCAACACCGTACCTGTTGATGACCTAGTTGGTCAATCGGTGATCATGAGTGTAGATGGTGGCATTACAGGGCGCGCCGGTGTAGAAAAAAATGACAAAAAAGAGCGACAAACTCGCGATGTATCAAAGCTTGATAAACGTGAATACCGTTGTTACCCAGTAGAGTGCGACATTCATATTACATGGGTAAAAATGGATCAGTGGTCTAAATTCCCTGATTTTCATACTCGCTATCGTAATCACGTACGCCAGGCTATTGCGCTCGACATTATTAAAATTGGTTGGAACGGCACAAGTGCAGAAGATACAACCGATATTGTCGCATACCCAATGATGAACGATGTAAACATTGGTTGGCTTGAGTTAATTCGCCGCGATGCACCTGCACGCGCAATTAGCGAAGGTGCGACTAAAAAAGAAATCCGTATTGGTGCAGGTGGCGATTATGAAAACTTAGACCAAGCCGTGCACGATGCATTGCAAGGTATTCCAGAGCATAAACGTGCAAACATGGTAGCTATTATTGGTGACGAGCTTTTAGCGCATGACAAAAATAAGCTGTATGCCAAGCAAGCACACACCCCAAGTGAAAAAACCAAAATTGAGCTGCAACAGGTGATTGATACCTACGGCGGTTTAATGACGTACAAAATTTCGTTTTTCCCCGCTCGCGGTATTTTAGTCACCAGCTTTGACAACTTAAGCCACTACGTACAAACGGGCTCAACGCGTACCAGTGTAGAAAACAACGCTAAGAAAAAACGCGTTGAAGACTACCTATCACGCAACGATTGCTATTACGTCGAAGACCTTGAAAAAGTCATGTACTTCGAATCAACCAGCATTAAGTTGGCGAACGCCGCTGGCACTGCCTGGACTTAATTAACTATTTATTAGCAGTAGCCATTAGCCGCCCTTTTCCCTAGTTTCGGGGCGGCTTTTTTTAACCAAATTAAAGAGTGTTTTTAAATGAGCTTAGTCAAAAAATCATTAGCAAAAGCAGCAAGCAGCGTACCAACAAGCACTAAACCTAATGCGCCAATGGTGGTGGCAACAGCCACAAACACCCATGCGCCAAGCAACGTTAATAAGCAAACCGAGTACCAGCTTTATGCAGCCGCCATCGAATCTGACTTAGCTCAACTAAAAACATTTACCGACATAGCAGACAAAGCAACATATAAATCAGAAGCATTAGAGCGCCAAGATTATTTAGCCTACATAAACGAATACCGGTTAAGCGGCCAATGCCACCCAAACACCGTTTTAGCATGGGTGTTTATTTGGCTAGTTGACTTAAAACGCTGGGATGCAGTGCTTGAATTATTGCCATTTATGATTGAGCAAAAGCAACCGCTACCCACAGTATTTAATACCAAGCATTGGCCTGCGTTCGTTATCGACCAACTCTACGATGATGCTAATTACTACCTAACAGAATCAAAGCAACAAGGCTTATTTGATATTAGCTATGTACTGCGTGGCTTGATCAATACCGTTAAAAACCAAGATTGGAACGGTCTTGAAGTGGTGGGCGGTAAGTTGTACGCCATTGCTGCAAAGGTTGATGCCGCATTACATAACTATGGTAACGCACTGTTATTTGCAGAGCGCGCCCAAGTGATTAACGACAAAGCAGGGGTAAAAGGCTTAGTCGATAAGCTAGCAAAGCAATTAAAAGCAACGGTTAGCGAGTAACAGCTCCAACGCCAGCGGGCAACTTAGCACAACGTTAGCATTACTTGCTTAACGCGCGTGACTAAGTGGCGCCCGCACCTAATTTAACGTGTGTTTTTACAGGTGCAATATGAATTTAAGCGGTATGCCAAAAGCAGATTTACAAAGCACTAATGTTGATGTGCCAGGCAATGGTTATTACCCAGCATTAAGCACGGCTTATTTTATTGAGCACTACGCCATAGCCCAAGAGTACGCCAATAAAAGCGAACTTCTTGTTGAAAAGCTAAAGCGAGCACAGGCCGAAATTAACCAAGAACTAGCAAGCGCAGTGCTTACCAATGGTGCGGCGTTAAATGCGCAACAAGTATTGTTTTACAACACGGCGGTTTATAGCAAAGCAAAAGCTAAATTACTCGTATCAAAACTTAGCAGCACACACCGTGAAAACGCCACAGCACAAAGCCAATCAGCGATTGATAACCATGACTATTGGGTAAACGAAAGCATAAACGCACTGCGTTTATTGCAAACCTTAAGCCCTAACTTGTCGGTAGAACTGTTATGAGCCAAAGCAAAATTGAGCAGCTTAAACAGCATTTAGTAAGCGTTGAATACCAAGGCCATAAGCTAGCGCTCAATACCCAATTTGATAGCTGGATAGAAGGCGGGCGCATAGAGCCAAGCAGCAAAACCATTAATGGTAACGGGCTATTAGCTGCGCGGTTTTATTACTCAGGTGTTATCAGCATTAATCCATGCTCAGCACCCGCCGCGCTTATTTGTGCCTTTGCTGGGTTTTGGCTGCAAAACAATGGCGGTAGATATGACAGCACCGACATTGAATTTAGCGCAGACGTTAACGACGACAACAGCAATGAAGTAGAGCTGACTATTAACCAGCTGTGCGAAGACATAGAACTTATTCAAACAGATAACGGCCCCTTTGAATTAAACGGCCAGCGTTATGACTTTGGCGAGCAAAGTTTGTGGATAGCTGAGGAATTTATACTGCAAGGCCAAGTAAGTCGTGCTTAACGTCAAATTTGATGAAGGCCAAAGCAAAGCACAATTAAAGTTTTTACTGCTTACTCCAAATAAGCGCCGCAACATTTTACGTGGTGCCATACGCGGGGCAAATAAAAGTAGTAAAGAGCGCATTACCAGGCAAACAGATTTAACAGGCAAAACATGGCAAGGCCGCGCAAACGGTAAGAAAAAGAAAATGCTTACCAAGCTAAAACGCAATATGAAAGTGCGCTATGGGGCAGATAGCGCAGGTGTTTATTTTAGTGGTGGCAATAGCGGAAAAATAGCCCGAGCTCATCAAGAAGGTGTAAGTCTCGATGCTGGCAAACCAAAAAATAAAGCCGCACAAAATAAAGAAGGGCCCGCTACGCGCAATTTAGCCCGGGCATTAATAGCCGAGGGTTACATAATTCCGCGCGGCAAAGGCAAGGGCAGTAAACGCCCCAGCATTAAATGGATAACTGAGCATTTAAGCATTAACCAAGCAGGGTTTTTACTGCGCGATTTAAAGGGCAGCTCAAGCAAGAGCGCGTGGCAAATTGACTTGCCAGCCCGCTCATTTTTAGGGCAAACCGTTAGCGAGCAAAAACAGCAACAAAGTTTTATTTTAAACAAGGCTATGCACGTGGCGTAGCGCAAAGCAAAAGGAACGATCATGGCACAAGGTAAAGTAACCGTTGCCGCCATACAAACAGGCAGCGGCGCTACAAAACAGGTAGAACGCAGCGTGTTGTTTATCGGTCAAGCGAGCGAGAACAATGGCAAAATTTTATCTATTAATGCACAAAGCGATTTTGATGTTGAGTTTGGCGCTGCCGACTCGCCATTAAAAACGCAAGTGAAAGCATGGCAACGTAACGGCGACGATTTAGTAAGTGGTTATGCAATCCCGCATAGCGCAGGCGATAACGTAATGGCCTTGATTGATAAAGCTATGGACCAAGACGTAAGCCCTGAAATTATTATTATTTGTACGCCGGTTACAGGCAAAGCCGAGATTGAAAGCTATCAAGCAAAAGCGCTTGAAATTCTATCAAGCCTTGCCCGTCGTGTTCGTATTTTAATAGCTGCCCCAGGTTTAACAGCTGAGCAAAACTGGCCTGATTTAGTCACTGCATTACAACCTTTAACCGATGGTGTAGTAGCAACGCAAGTGGCCGTTATTCCTTTGTTATTTGGTGACGAATTAGGCGCAGTAACAGGGCGTTTATGTAAACGCTCAGTGACGATTGCCGATAGCCCAATGCGCGTACTTACTGGTGCAATGTCATTGATGCCATTACCCAATGATGCCGCCGGCAATCCGCTTACCAATTCAACCACTGCTGCGCTTGATGCACTGCGTTTTAGTTGCACTCAGTTTTACCCTGATTTCGATGGAACGTATTTTGGCGATGTAAACATGCTTGATGCTGAAGGCGGCGACTTTCAGCAAATAGAATCGGGCCGCATTGTTGATATGGCAGCACGCGCGGTGCGCATTATTGGGATTCAGCAAATTAAAAACCGCCGTCTTAATAGCAGCACCAGTGGTACTGAATTTGGTAAGCGTGTAATGGGTAAACCCCTGCGTGAAATGGCACGCTCTATCAACATTGGTGCCGACAAGTTCCCTGGTTTAATTGATCCACCAAAAGACGACAGTATCAGTATTACCTGGCTTAACAAAAAGACCATTCAAGTAATGCTCAAAGTTAAACCCATTGACTCACCTAGCACCATAATCGTGGGCATCATGTTAGATAACGAAGAGTAGGAGCAAGCATGCAAAAAGTATTAGGCGGTAAAGACTTCGACATATTCATTGGTGATTCAATGGTGCATGTAATTGAAGCATCCGTAAAAATCACTGATGGCCGTGTAGCCAAAATGGTGCGTGGTATTCCTAAAGGGTTTGTTGATGGCCCTGTATCGGGTGAAGTCACGTTAAAACTCGACCATGAGAATTGGTTAATTGTGCAGGCGCAAGCTGAAAAAGCAGGCAGCTGGAAAGGGATTGAGCCATTCGATGTGGCGTTTAATGCCGAAGTAACCGCCGGCAAAAAGAACATCGAAGCGTTTGGTTGTTTGCCTCAATTAGAGGATTTACTCAACATTAAAGCTGAAGGCGGGGAAGAAGATACCACATCAATTAAGTGCCCAATCACCAGCCCTGATTTTGTAAAAATCAACGGTGTACCGTACCTAACTGACGATGAAGTGAGAGACTTGTAATGACTAAAGCCATTCGTAAACTCACTGCAACAGTATTACTAAGCACCCTGCAAGCCTGTGGTTATCGTGTGTTTGAAGGGGAACTTAACCTAAATATCATAGGTATTCGTCATACAAATACCCGTGCTAACACGTTTAACGATGTTATTTGTGTGCTGTATCAGCAAAAGGGTGAGTGGCAACTAAAGCAGTTTAAGGCCACCACAGATGCAGGCCACTACTGGCGTAAACACCCAATGAATATAGATGGCACAGCAGTACTTATTGCTGGGCAACATAAAAGTTTATGGACGCTAGGTTACCACCAGGGCAAGTACCGCGCCCTTGTTCAACATAAACCCGTTGTTGTACTGCGTGACAACAACAAAGACACCGAGTTAGACACGGACGTCACACCACAGGCTCAACTACAGCAAGGCTATTTTGGTATTAATTGCCACCGTGCAAACAGTCAAACCACATCAACCCAAGTTGATAAATGGTCTGCCGGTTGCCAAGTGTTTGCAAGCCCAAATGACTTTGATGAGTTTATTGCTTTGTGTGAACAATCCGCCGCCAAGTATGGCCCTTATTTTACATACACCTTGCTAGAGCAAGCCGACATTAAAGAGAGTAATTGATCATGGCGTTTGAGAAAAATATCACAATTGAAACACCAGTAGGCGAAATCACATTTAACGTAAATGGCGCAGACTACAACAAATACATTAATTCGACTCAGCCTAACAACAAAGTACAGCCAGCCACTAACTTTGTTTTGAATACAGTAGTTGAAGCAGATGCTAAAAAGTTAAAAGAACTGGTGCAACAACCAGGCGCGGCATTGTTTTTAGTCGGTGCGATTGTTGAAGAATACCAGCCCGAGTTTAATTTTACGGTAAAGAAATCGAAAGTCGGGCCAGGCAAATAGGCAAAAGCCGGCTTGATCAGTTACTGGCGTATCACGCTAAATATTTTAGCAACGTGCCAGTAACCGACGAAAGCTTAGCTCAGGCGCTTTACCTTGAAACCCAACAGCAAGAAAACTTAGCAATAGCTGTAAACAACGGCATATGCCAAGCACTCAGCGAGTAATGAATGGCCACACTCAGTAAATTAGACAAACTTACTTATTCAATCGGCATCATCGACAAGGTGACGGGTCCGGTTAATAAGGTGATGGCTAAAATTAATCAGCTGAGTCAGCAAACAGCCGCCGCGCAAGACCAAATGATGCGCGGCGCAGCCACGGCCGTTGGCGGTGGTTATGCCTTGGCAAAATCATTAGCGCCCGCTATTGATCATGTTGCTGCTTTGGGTGAAGTGCAATCACTGGGCGTTGCCGACGACGCACTGCAACAACTTACTAAAACATCTTATAAATTTGGTTTTGAATTTGGCGGTAACTCAGCCGAGTTTGTGCGCAGTGCTTACGATATTCAATCAGCCATTGCGGGGCTCAGTGGGTTTGAGTTATCTGAGTTTACCAAGTCCTCAAATATACTTGCTGTAGCAACCAAAGCCGATGCCGGCACTATCACCAGTTATATGGGTACCATGTATGGCATCTTTGAAAAAACCGCCAATAAAATGGGTAAGTCTAATTGGGTAAACCAAATAGCAGGGCAAACGGCTACCGCAGTACAACTATACAAAACCACGGGTGCAGAAATGCAAGCCGCATTTTCAAACTTGAGCAATACAGCGACTAGCGTGGGATTAAGTTCAGCGCAGCAATTTGCAATGGTCGGGCAGTTACAATTGGTTGCTAAATCGGGCTCTGTTGCGGGTACTCAAGCTGAGAAGTTTATCCAAGGTATTGGCAAAGCTGAAAAAGTATTAGGGCTTAAATTGACCACCGATAACGGCGACATGCTCGCCGTTGACGCTGTGTTAGAAAAAATTAACGGCAAAATATCGTCGTTAGGCTCTGTTGATAAACTAGGCGTGCTTACTGAGATATTTGGGGCACAAGGTGCTAAAGCGGTGAACGTTCTTAGTGAAAAGGTACAAGGTCTTAATGCAGATATTACTAAGTTCGAAAACGTACAAGACAGTTCCAAAGCAATCGAAATGGCAAAAATTATTGCAAGCCCGTGGGATAGATTAGGCGGCTCGTTTAATGCGGCGGCCACGGCAATGGGCAGTCGATTATTACCCGTTGTTGAACCGTTCGTTGAATTACTGGCAGCAGGCTTTGCGGGCATTGTGTCGCTAACTGAGCGCTTTCCTATTTTATCCAGTGTTATTGCAACACTCGTAGTGGGCATTGTGGCGCTTATATCTATATATGGCGTGGTCATGTTTACGATGGGCCTATACAAAATGGCGCTGGTAACAAGTGGTGCGCTCACGATGGGTTTAACAGTCATAACTAAATTATGGCAAGGCGCACTCATCGCGTTGCGTGTACTAGGCTTTTTGTCACTGATCGCCACCGTTGGTGCCGCTGCTATTGCCTTTGGTGCCTTTAAAGGCGTTATGCTCGCAGGCCAAGCCGCCACGTGGTTATTTAATACCGCATTATTGGCTAACCCAATCACCTGGATTGTATTAGGTGTTATGGCACTTATTGCAGCGGTGGCGGCTTTAATCTATTACTGGGATGACCTAGTAGCTGCGTTTTCGCAAACTGCTTGGGGCAAAGCCCTTATGGGTGTTTTTGATGTTGTAAAAGCGGCATTTAATGGCGTGATAGACAGCGTTAAGTGGGTGCTTGAAGCACTTGGTCTAATTGATGAAACCGAAGCTAAAATAAAAACAGATGTTGTCACTACAAGCGACAACATTAGTAAAGCAACTTCACCGTTACCAACCAACGTACCTGCAGCCAATGACGCGGCGTATTTTACAAACCAACATAAAACTCAGCCTGCACAACTCACTGAACGTGAGGCGTCTATTAATGCATTTAAGTTTACCAGTCAGCAGTTACCACCTGTGCCTACTGATATAAATGCTCGCGCAAACCCTCAAGCATTAGCGCGTAGCCAGGCATTAATAAACAGTGCTTTTCCGGTTGCTGCAGCAAACGACAATGCCGAAAAAGCAAATCAAATAAGTGTTGAGCAGCAAGCAACAGCCTATAAGCCAAAAGTACAAAAGTCGGCTTACTTACAAAGCTTAACGAACAACAACAGTAATACACAAAATAGTAATCGCGATCACAGCAAGCGCGTGTATATCGACAACTTAACGGTTAAGTCAGACGACCCAATCAACAGTATTGAACAACTGATGGAGTTAGCAGGCTAATGGCAACGATAAATATTGATTTAAACATCATAGATAACGACATTGCGCTTGATGGTTTTGCCGTGCCAAGCCAGTTAACTAACAGCGATGTGATAGCACAAGACATAAAACACCGAATAATCGAGAGTCGAAAGCTCACTGAGCTTATTGGTCTGCGCAATAAAAATATTGTTGCAAAAGTACTTACCGAAATAGAACTGATCGTTGAACAAGACGAGCGACTAATACCCGGTACCATAAAAGTGATTAAGCAGCTAACGGGTGAAATAAGCGTAACGGCCCATACCATTGAAGGGGCAATTTAATGGACTATACCCAAATATTTAAGCAAGAACTAACCAATGCTGGCATTCCCGTAACCAATGAAGAACTGCAAGCACTTTGGCAAAAGCATGTAGACCAGGGCGAATTTACGGTAAGTAATACGAGTACGTTTAGCCCGTTTTTTCGTTTGCAAAAATCAATCATGGTTGAGCCTGCCGAGCAGCTTATCAATAGCTTAATTACGCATGTAATGCCTAACTCGTTTGTGATGCTTGCTAAAGATAAGTGGTTAGAGCAGCACGGCGAAGGGCGTAAAACACGCAAGTTACACGCAGTAAAAGCACGCGGTGTTATTGCGTTTACCCGAGCTGATACTGACACCGAGTTAACTCTTCCTGCAGGTACCGTTATTGAAAGCTTACCAATAAATGGCCAGGTGTATCGTGTGTTCACTTTATACGACCAAGTTTTTGCAGTGGGTGAAGCAACGCACAATGTGCCTGTACAAGCAGATAAAACAGGGCAAAGCTACAATTTAGCCGCCGGCTATTATGTGCGTGTTATTTCAGATATTGAAAACCTAACTGCTACAAATAATACCGATTGGCTAACCACTGCGGGGCAAGATATTGAAACCGACGATAACTACCGTTTGCGTATACGTGATGCGTTTTCGTCATTAGGGAGCTATCACGTTGATGCGGTGTATCGCTCTATTATTTCTGCCTTTACGGGTATATCAGTCGATAACATTGTATTTGAAAAAAATGCACCACGGGGTCCAGGCAGTGCCAATGCCTATGTGTTTTTAGATGTAGGTGACATTAGCCCCGCCTTGCTCAATCAAATTAATAATCATATTGCGGCGGGTAATCATGGCAGCGGTGACGACTTACAAGTATTTGCTATTAATAAACAGCCATTTGATATAGCGGCTAACTACCAACAGCACCCAAACACCCAAAATCGCAGTGCCGATATTGAGCAATTTATACGTGCCGCATTTAGACAAAATGCAGCCTATCAAAGCGTAACTAAATGCGCGCCTAACGAGCTGTTTAGCTTTAGCCAATTAGCCACCGAGTTACACACACAATTTAGCGAACTTAAAACAATTCGTTTTGAAAACGACGATATTAACTGCGAACTGTGGTTGCCGGCTATTAGCAGTATGGTGCTAAACAATGAGTAATAACTTAGCGCCCGAACTGCCTATTTGGCTTACAGAGAAAAATGCAACAGCGCTTGCAAGCGTTGCCCAAAGCTATTGGCAAGAAATAGAAAGCTATTTGTTTTGGTGGTTAGCACAGCAGCACAGCGAGAATGCACAAACCGCTATTCTAGATTTACTGGCATGGGAGCGCAGCATTAACCGCCTGCCAGGTGAAAGCTTAGAGCTTTATGGTATGCGAGTAAAACACGCGTTCGCAAATGCAACCGATGCGGGTTCAAACGTGGGGATGGAGCAAATATTTAAACGCCTGGGCTTTGGCTTTATTCAGGTAAACGAACGCGTACTAGGCTTTGATTGGGACATGGTAGAAATAGCCATGCTTGAGGATGAATTTAACGGCAAAGAGCCGCTAATAAACGAAGTAATTAAACAGTATGGGCGTACATGCCGCCGCTACTTTTTAAGTGCGATGGCAACAGTTGATACAACCGATGCAATCGGACTCGTTGAATACGACCAAGAGGTAATAGGGTGAGCCAATTACAAATAACCAATGCGGGTTTAGATTACCGCAACGCTGTATTTGCCGGCGACGAGGTGCAAAACATTACGCACTTTGTATTTGCTAATATTGACGGACAAGACGATACCGCACCGATTGACTCAAATACAATTATCCCCGCAACTATTGTTCATAGCGAACCAGTTAAAGCGGTCTCTAAAGTTGATGGGAATACGATTGTTATAAGTACGGTAATGGGTTACGACATTGGCGATTTTGAATACAACTGGTACGGCGTTATAGCAACAAAAGCAAACAACGAGCAGGTGCTAATTGCGGTAGTAACGACAGCCTTACAAACCAAGACTAAAACAGTTGATAGTGTAGTTGGTAATTACAGCGTTAAAAGTGTTGTGTGGCGTAGCCAAAATATTGCTGATGATTTAAGTATCACGTTGAGCGCGTTGCCATGGCAAGTGCAAGAGGGGGAGTTCTTAAGTGTTGCTGAGTTTGAAGCTTATCAAAAGTTTATTACTCGACCTGTACTTGATTTAAAAAAGCGTCACAACGTAATTGATTCTGCAAATTATAACGCACCGTTAGTTGCTGAATTGACGGGTAACGAGTGGTTTTCAGTGCGAGCCAGTAATGGTCAACCCGTTTTAAAAGCAGCTGATAATGCAAAGTACAAACGTTTAGCCGATGGCGCAATTGATACCCAAGTTACGATCATTGCAGATGATAAAAACGAGCGTGTATTTGTGTACAACAAAATAGATAACGTGTGGGAGTTTTAAGTGGATAGCATGATTAAACAATCAGTAATTGAAATAGGCAGCGTAACGCTATCAGCTAAACCTAAATTAGATAATGAACTGCCATTACTTGATTGTGATGGCTTGCCTTATTTCGTAAATGATTATCCGATTTTAGCAAGCAAGCTTGAGCGTAAGTTTATAGAGCCGAGCATTATCCCGACCGAAATAACACACGCCAATGTTAGCGAATACATGAACAGTAATAGCACTGTTAAAGTGATTGGCGGTGTTTTGCATATATACATAGCAACAACTGAGACCGTTGGGGTATTAACGTCTAGTGACGGGCAAGCATTTACGTTTACTGAATTTAGCTCGTTACGTGCAAAAGCGAACTATGCCCCCGCAATAATTAGAGCAAGTGACGATGGGCAAACACTATTAACGTGCAGCGGTCTAATGTCATTCGTGTCTAAAAACGGCGGTGCTACGTGGGTTGATGAAACGCATTCTGGCACAAACATAACCGCGCTTGAATATTGGGACGTATCACCAAGCGGCGATAATGTGTTTTGTGCATCTAACCGAATCTATTCTAGTGATCGCTCATTTATATATGCAAAAAATGGCGAGCCAACATGGTATCAAAATAAATTAAATGGCGCGGGTTACGGTACTAGCTTTTACTATATAAACGAAAGCTACGTTGTTTTTGTAAACTCTACGTCTTTTACCGAAACTGTCTATAGAGCATACATTCCATCAAGCACCGCGAGCAGCGTATTTGGTACAACATACGCATCTTCAATTATTTTAGCTAAAAATGGTGCATGCTTAATCAGTGCTAGAGAGTTTGGTGGAACTAAATCCGATTACTCACGTTATTACATATCTAAAAATTCAGCAAGCTCATGGGTAAAGCTTCCGTACCGCTCTGATGTTTTTGGGAATAATCAAACATTAAATCAGCTTATCGATTTTTTATTAACTGCATCAAATGATTTGTATGTTGCAAATAACGATGGCGTATTTTTGCTGAAAGACGGTGCAACAAGCTGGTCTAGAGTGTTTAAACCTAATTCGGTGGCTGAACAAATAACAGGCCAAGCACGACTGGCAGAAATTAACGGTGATGTATTTATTATAACAGCAACAGCATTTTATAAGACTAATACAGTGCTAGAAGATTACCTATTTTTCACCCCTGATTTATCAGGCTCGCCACTTAACAGTGTGTGCAAGCTAGTTGGAGATAAACAGCCATGATTTTATATTTATATGATGCAGACAATATTTTTGCGGGTACATACACATATACGCAAGGCGGTGCACTGCCAAAATCACGCTACGTAACGATAGCACCACCAGAGATTGCAGATAATGAGATGGCAGTGTTTAAAAGTGGGGAATGGCAATTAGAAGAAAAGCCAGTTGATGTATTAATCCCCGTCATTATTGACAATGTAGCTGGACAGCTTAAAGGCTACGTGAATGCTGAAAATGAATACACTGTAGCGCAAGCAAGTGATGACGTTATTGCAACAGGTAAGCTCGCCATACCTGACCGCAAATTTAAAGTGCCCTTTAAACGCATTGATACGGGCCGAGTACAATTAATGCCCGCAGAAGTGATTGATGGTGTGTTTACACTCAAGCTGAAATTTGAAACAAACGGCACGTGGATTGTTAATCAAGAGCTTATTAACTCTGAATATGACAACCATATTTTTGAGCTATCAGAACGTCATTTTTCTGTAATTTAAAGGGATTGAAATGCAGATTAAACTTAACTTTATAAGCGCAGGTAAAGCGCAGCTATTAGAGCCACTTAAAACTGAGTTCGGTGAAGTGCATAAGTCGTTTTTAACCGATGGTTTTAGCTTGCCGTGGTATGTGCGCTGGTTTCATAACCCATTCGGCAAAGGGTTAAAAGCGGCAATTTGGCACGATTACGCATTAAAAGCAGGGCGTAAACACCCACACCGCGAGTTTTTTACATTGCTTAAAAGTGAAGGTGTAGCACTTTGGAAGGCTTACCCTATGTGGTTTTTTGTATGGGCTTATGCCAAGTATAAAGCATTGCTAATAGGGTGAGCGTTATAGTATGCAAATACCACATTCATTTAATACCCAAAGTAGGGCAGCACTTAACGCGGCATGTACGCAGGTCAATGTTATTTCACTTAACAGTTACCAAACGCCAAGTTTAATAACAGGGGCAGCGGGTAGCACATTGCTGGCAGCTGCAATAAATGACGCGACCCGCCAACAGCGGCCAAGTGCATTTAATGCCGTCATACTCAGTTGCAGTGCAAATACTCCTGCACAACTTGCTAATA